CATCGTTCACAAATCGCTTACTTCCAAGGGCTGGCTCGTTTCTAAGCGCGGCTGGCCCGATTTCTTCGCCATTAACCCCAAAACCGGACACCTTGCGGTCATTGAGGTCAAACCGTCCAGAGGCCGACAACTCAAGAAACACCAGCGCATTGTCATGCATATCTTGGCCGCTTTTAACATCCCCTGCTTCCTTTGGAACCCTGATTCCGGCTTCTCGCGTGTCGGACTTAACACCCCGGCAACAGACCACTCAGAATGTCCACAAATCCAACAACAATTTGAGATAAAGAGGGGTGAATGAATAATCCTATCCAAGATTCAAAAACCAACAATAACCCAACCCAAGAAAAAAACACACCCTCACACACACTCTCTCTCTCTCCAGAACCAGCACAATCAGCACCGGAACCTGTCAAAGTCAACCAGGAACCCGCACAACCGCCTCAAACACCCTCTCTCCCGGACAGCTCAGAACCTTCTCAAGAACAACTACAGCAGGTAATTGCTGATAGGTCCAAAAGCCTCGATAAGCTCATCGCGGCTATTTTGCCCTACAGCCAGTCCCGCGTACGCGAAAGACTCAAAAAAGCCTTGGAAATGACCTCTGAAGGTAAGCTTTGGCGAGAGATCCAGAGGAAAACAAAGCTGCGATGGATAGAAATATCCTGTTTCAACCGGAAACCTGAATGGCTGGCCTTGTGGAGGGCGGCAAGAGAGGCAGGAGAAGACTATCGGGCAGAAGTAAGAGCATCAGAAGCCCATAAACGCGCTGTAGATGGCTGGAAAGAGCCTGTTTTCTGGAAGGGTGAGCCTGTCGGAAGCATCCGAAAGTTTGATAATCGACTTCTTGAGTTTCTCATGAAGGCCGACGATCCGGCCAAATACCGGGAACAAGGTCCATCGGTCAACGTCCAGCAGAACTCGGTTCAGACCATCGTTATCATGCACCGCCGACGACCGAAGCCGGAGGAATCCGCGCCCAATCCGCGCCCAATTCAGCAGGAAAGCGACAAACCCCAATGAAAACGCATAGTGTAACAGGTTTGCCAATCCCGTACCACTTTCAAACTGGTGATTTCCTGGACCATAACGCATTGCGCCTCGCGCTGGCCGGGAAAAGATCCAAAGGACAGACTACCCCGGCTTTGACCCCCGGCCACACCGCCGCCGGAATTGCCGGAGGGGGGATCCGTAGCGGGGGCATTTTCCCCTTGCCTATTCTTTCCGTGATTCGTTCATTTTTTATTTTTTTCCTGGTAAAGCGAGCCAGAAGGTTGACGAGCCGAGGCGTCGACGAACCTCATTGCGATTGCAAGCGTGATGAGAGGCCACTGATGAAGTGGTTTGGGCGGGTGTGCTTCGCTAAATCTGTGGCACACCTGCCCCGGTTTTTGTTTTGGAAGCATGGGATTGGGTACTGGAATAAGGGCGAGGTGATGTGTGTTAATTGCAAGAGTTGGGAGCAGGAAAAAGATACGCCGATTGATAGGGATGTTGGTGGTTGGTGTAAGAAGTTGAAGTATTGGAAGGGGTACGATTCGAGTTGTGGATTTTTCATGAGGCGGATTGAGAGGGTGAGGGTGGAAGGGTTACTGGCGCCGGTGCCTTGGGAGTTGGTGAAGTGAATAATTTGGATATTACACAAAGCGGTGGATGTACTGGGAGTGATTTGAGGTTGTTGTTTGAGGCGGTGTGGTTTTACGCGGATAAGGAGAACTGGCGCAGTCCGTCGAAAGGGTTTGCGGCACAATATGATCCTGAACCTTCGCCGGTGGAGAAGGATGGTGGGCGGAGAGCGCGGGAGGCGATGGAGAAGATAGGAGGGTAATGCGATGATAAAGCGGAAGGTTGAATGGATGGCGAGTCGGGATTGGGTGAATGGCAGGATAATTTCGTTAAGTGGTGGGGAGATAAACGTTGATCATAGTACGACGGTATTTGAGCCGGTGCAGTTGAGGTTGCAGGGTGCGGGTGAGGCGGTGAGGCCGTTTTTGACAATGACGGAGGATGAGGCGCAGGGGTTGATGGATGCGCTTTGGAATATTGGCTGTCGGCCGAGCACGGGGTATGGGAGCGAGGGTCAGTTGGCGGCGGTGCAGGGGCATTTGGCAGACATGAGGATGATAGCGTTTAAGGGGTTGGGGATAATCGGGAAGGAGGGGGTGTAATGGGGATGTTCACATCAGTTGCGCGGAGCATAGCGAATGTGACGAAGAGGTGGAGGGAGAAGCCGGCTGCGGCTACGGTGCGGGTGGAGAAACAGAAGGCAAAGAAGGAGGTTGGCGCGAAAAGGTACACTGGTACGGTGTACGCGAAGGCTAGCATCACGGTCCCTGGCCAAGTGCCTGGGAGCATATTATTTCGTGGGCGGAACAAGCGGAAAGGCTGGGCTGCGACATGAGGATGATTAACAAATTTGAGGTGGGGCAGTTGTATCAGTTGGCGCTGGACGATTTGAGGAATGACAAGAAAGCGGTGGAGGCCAGGAGGAAGCACAGCGAGGAAGGGGAATACAAGGGTGTCAGGTACGAGGTTATAGTTACAGTGACAAGGGTGGAGGGGGTATTGTGAGACAGGAGATAGTGAGCAGGCATAAGGACGATATTAACGGCAATCCGGCCGGCGGTGAGACAGCGGCAGTTGGATTGTTTATTTCATGGCAGGATGGGCCGTTGGGAACGGGGTCGAAGCGTAAGCCGCCGAACGGATGTTTTGTCGAGACTGTGATAGCGGCGGCGATAGACCGGCTGGAATATTACCAGCGGAGCAGGTTTCAGTGTACGGAGAACGGCAAGGCGATAAGGAGTTTGCAGGAGGCATTGGACATACTGGAACAGAGGACAAAGCGGAGGGAAGTGCTTGGTATCGAAGGTACGCATGAGGGGAATTAAGCGGGGTAGGTAACAAAAACGAAAGGAGCAGAGCAGATGGAACCGAAAACAAAGGCAGAACAGGTCAGGGAGTTGGCGGAGACAATCAGTGATCCGGTGTTCAAGCTGAGTTTGCTTGACATAGCGAAATCGCTGGAACTGGCGGCAAAATATAAGCGCATGAACATGTCGTTCTTGCAGATTCGCGGGGAAAACAATGTCCCGAAGTTTGCGCTCTTGGAATACGACTCTTTCAAAAGCGGCGATAAGTCGTGTGTCCTGAGTCAGTCCGGCTATCTCATGGACGATCAATCACGGCGATTCGGGGAACTGTTTGCTCGGGGTGACTTCTTCTCGGATCTTACTGCCATGCCAAAGATGGTAGTGCCGGAGGATGTTGACGCCCAAGTGACGATGATCCGCGACGAGTTTGACGAAGTGCTTGTCGCATGGGAGGCCGATTGGCAACCGCGCAAGGGCGACCCGATTGTCATAGGTCGGAAAGGTGCGCTGTACTTCATGATTGCCACCTGGGACATGACCAAGCTGGAGTCATTCGTAGCGAACACATTGACCGAGTAACAAGATAAAAGGGGGTGATTAACATGGCAAGAGGATATGGAAAGTGCGGCGGTAAACGCCGTAAAGACGGATCGGGCAAAGACATTGGCAACCGTGGTACTAGGAGGCAACCACCAAGGAAATAAACATGTGGGCGGTATGGGTTCATTCCTTTACCGCCCAAGAACAATGAAATGAGCATTGAAATGGCAAAGAATAATGTCTAACCGCACATACAAACCGCAAACGCTGGAATACTATCCGTATCCAACTACGGAAGCGTTTCACAACGACAATTCGCAGATTCGAGGGATTCTCGGGCCGATTGGATCGAGCAAGAGTTCCGCGTGTTGTTGCGAGTTGCGGTTCAGGGCGCTTGACCAGGAACCAGACTCGAACGGGTGGAGGCGTACAAGTTGGGTTGTCACGCGGCAAAGTTATCCGGCCCTGATTTCCACGACCATGAAGATATGGGCGCAATGGAATCCGCAGGCCAAGATTAAAATGACACCGCCGATGGTATGGCATTGGCGGCAGGAAAACGCCGGGACCGACGAGGACGGAAACCCGGACGGAACGCATATTGACATGGAGGTGAATTTCATGTCGGTAAGCGACCTGATTGCCGACATAAACAAGATACGGTCGCTGAACATTACCGGGGTATGGGTAAACGAGGCACAGGAAGTAGAGGATGTTGGAATCATCAAGTACCTGTTTTCGCGCTGTGGCCGCTTCCCGGATCCACAGACCGCGCCTCTGACATGGAGTGGTCTTATCATGGACGCAAACGCAATGGACCTCGATCACTGGTGGTATCATTACGCGGAAGTCCTGAAACCTGCCGGCTGGAAATTCTTCCATCAGGCTCCGGCGGTCCTGAAAATTGTGGATCCAAAGCAGATCGAGGAAATCAAGAAGGGCAATCCGAAAAGCTGGCGACAGGGGGACCGGGGAATATGGATTATCAATCCTGAATGCGAGAACGTGCAGGGCCAGCCGAAGCATGAGCAGTACTGGCTGGACCAGATCGAGGGCAATCATGAGTCATGGATCGGCATTAACCTTGAAGCCAAGTACGGTCAAAGTCTGGATGGCAGGCCGGTTTATATCGAGTTTGACGAAACGCGGCATGTTGCGAAAGAGGATTTGAAACCGGTCCCGGGTGTTCCCCTGCAACTTGGGTTCGACTATGGATTGTGTTATTCTAAAGATACCGAAGTTTTGACAAGCCATGGGTGGAAGTTTTTCAAAGATGTTTCGTCAGTGGATGATACCGTTGCTACGTTAAATCCTAATACGAAAGAAGTATCATATACAAAAATCAATTTTAAGATTGAACGGCCACATAAAGGCGAAATGCTTCATTTCAAGACGCAGAATATGGATTTTGTTGTTACGCCGGAACATCGCGTTCCAAACACAAGAAGGGATACTCCAAGCAAGATTATTTTCAATTCAGCCGAAGAATTAAAAAACAAAACTACCTCTCATCGCTACATACAGCTTGCAGGAAAATGGATTGGCGAGAAGTATAGTTTGTTTGGTTTGTCTGAAAACTTATCAATGAAATTTTGGGGATGGTATCTATCCGAAGGATCGCACGAATGGATTGGAAACAGTTGTAGAATATCTATATCTCAGAAACATTATACAACGGAACTGGAGGCTACGCTATACGATTTAGAATGGGATAAAATTGGAATTAAATGGAGAAAAAGCGGACCACAATACAGAGCAACGACAAGCGCGATTGGCAAATTATTGAAACCGATTGGGTTGGCACATGATAAATATATTCCAATAGAGGTTAAGCAGGCGAGTCAAAATGGTTGTAGAATATTTTTGGAAACGTTTCTCTTGGGTGATGGACACAAAAGAACGAAAGCTAAAAAGGATAACGGAATTGGTCGGAAGCAAAGAGGCGAGTGGGTTTGCGCTACAGTTTCGACAAGATTGAAAGATGACATTCAAGAACTTTGTATGAAAGCTGGCTGGTGTTCGAGGGCTATATTGAAACACGGTAAAGGCGCTGTTATGAAGGACGGTCGCAAGATCCCGCCATGTAGCATTTGGATGATTACAATCAAGCGCATTGATCGAGCCGAAATAAAACCCAATTCGGTTTCGAGCATTGAGTATGACGACATGATTTATTGTCTTAATGTTCCTTTTCATACTCTTTACATCCGGCGCAATGGCCGCCCTTGCTGGAATGGGAATACCCCTGCATGTGCAATCTGCCAGATAACTCCGCAGGGGCAGTTACGCATAATTGACGAGGTATGCGGGTTTGACATGGGTATGAGGCGCTTTCTCCGTGATGCATTGAAACCATTGCTGGCAACGTCGTATTCCAATTTCCCGGTCAGCGGGATAGGGGAGCCTGCCGGAAACCAGAGGGCGCAAAGTGACGAGAGTACGGCAATGGACGAGATCCGGTCGCAGGGTATTGAGTGTCGGCCGGCGCCTACCAATCTGTTCAATCCGCGTCGTGATGCAGTTGCGAGTTTTATGGTCAAGCGTGTTCCATCGCTGATTACCGGGAAACCGACGGATGAGGGTTTTGTAGTTTCTCCGCGCTGTAAGATGGTCCTGAAAGGGTTGAGGGGTGATTACAAGTTCAAGCGCGTCAAGGTTGAGAACAAGGACATTTACCAGCCGGAAGCAGTCAAGAACGAATGTTCGCATATCCAGGACGCCATTGCTGCCGTAGCCGTGGCATACGACAGGCCGAGGATGGATATTCAGGCAAGGAACAGAATGGGCAACAGTGACGGTTCGAGGTTTGAGATCAAGTTCGCAAGTGATTACCCGATAATATGAAAATTGTTTCATTCGAGTGGAAGGATGCATTTGGCAATGGCGGCTGGTTTAGCCGGGATGAATTAAAGGCGGTTGTTCTGGATTGTAGTTTATGGACTCGCACGGCAGGCTTTTTAATCAAGCGAACACGCAGGGAATTGGTTATCTGCACCACATGGCAACCTGCAAATGAGGGGCATAGATTATCGGAGAAGTTTTGCAATGTTCACAAGATACCGTGGACATGGATCAGGAATTACAGGGTGCTTGGAGAGGTGAAGTGAAAAAGCATTCTTTTCAGGAATGGGTAAGCATGGCGGCTTTTGTCGTGCTGGTTGTGTATCTGATTGTTGTCAACGTAATGGCAAGGACAATTTGGAAATAAGCGAAAGGGATAAACATGTCAGAAGAAATTTGTACGCGGTGTAAGCAGAATCCGGCGATAGTAATACGCGGGAATGAGGCAATCTGCCACAAATGCGCGGAAGCTGAAATGAAGCGAATAGCGCAGGCCGTAAAGGGCGGCGTGATGATTGACCCTGCTCCCGGCACAGTAGAAGAGGCTGAACAGATAGTTTCAAAGGCAAGGCAAGTTGGAAAAATAATCGGATGTGAGGTTTTGTTTCTGGACGAAAAGAACAATCGGAAGATGGTCCATATTACCGAGAAAGAACAGTTAGCCATTGTCAGGAAGATTCTGGACAACCGACGCGCTGGCAAAAAAGTTTATGAATATATGAATGTCGCGCTGTTCGATATGCCAATTGTTCAGAAGATGGAGCGTCTTATTGACGGGATGGCAAAAATCAAGCTTGGTTTTATGGCTCCAGCAGAGTTCTTAGGCTTACAGCAGTTGGCGCAAGAGATTATCAAGCAATTACAGCAAAAATGAGTCATGGAGCATACAAGACAGTTCTACGCCGAACTGGTCACGGTTGGCTGGCAATCAGAATGTTTCACGGTCAGGAATTATTCAGGTCACAGGGTTTAACTAGAGATAAGGCGCGAGATAATTTGAAGAACTACGAATCCCATCGCAAAGCCGACGATTCGCTTATACACCGCATACCAAAATTATTTTGTTGACGCCGCGTCTTACAGTGTAACGCTTCCGGTCAAATGGAAGCACAGGCACTAAAAACGATGGCTCCTGTCGATGCCGGAGCAATTCCGGTTCTCAATGCTGTTTCAGCAGTTGACTACGAGGCTCAGAAAAAAGCCGAAGCCGATGCGCTGGCTGAACGTATGGCCGGCGAAGAGATCAAATCGAATCTCATATCTTTTCTTGACCGTTGCTTACAGGAAGCTACCCAGTCAAAACAACTATCTGGTGTTACAGATAAGCTGATAGAAGCGCAACGGCGTAGACTTGGCCAGCATTCCCCTGAAAAAATCGCTCAACTCGACAAATACCACCTTCCGAAATATTGGGTTCCGATAACGCAGACAAAATGTATCCATACCGAGGCATGGCTCCGGGATATTCTCATGCCATATGCCGACAAGATTTGGAAATGTCAGCCTACCGAGATACCTGAACTGCAATCTGACGAAAAAGAACGAGTCATGCAGAGCGTAATGGAAGAAGCCCAGGAGTTTATCCTGAACGGAGGCTTTGTCAGTGACGAACAAATAGACAATTTGCGGAAAAGCGTAGAAGAGAAGGTCAAGAAAGCAATCATGGATGAGGCCAAGGATAAGTCTCGTAACATGGAAACGCTTATTCAGGACCAGCATGAGGAATGCGATTTCAGGGGAGTTTTCAGGGAATTTCAGAGTAATTTGACGACTTACGGAACTGCATTTATCAAAGGGCCATACACAACTATCAAGAAGTCTCCAAAGTGGGATGGGACTCGCCGTGTGGTGGTTGACAAAGTGATTCCTACTTGTTCCGCGCCTTCTCCGCATGACATTTTCCCTGCACCTTGGGCTAAGACCGAGCAGGAAGGTTATATCATCGAGAGAATACGGACGTTCAGGCAAGGCTTGAGTGATGTTCGCAAGCTGGAATATTACCAGACCAAAGAAATAGAAGCTCTTTTGTCTGAGTTCCAGACCTCGCCAAGTACAATCACGCAATACGGGGATGAGGAACGATCGACCAACGAGAATAAGTCAACTATTGCGCCTGATAACAGGATTGAATGTTTCCAGTACACAGGGCCGGTTGCCGGTTACATGCTTACTGAATGGGGTTTAAGCGAGATAGATCCTGCAAACGATTACAATGTTGAAGTGTTATGGAGCCGCAATCGCGTTTTGAAAGTTATGCCCATGTGGGATGAGGTTGGAGTTAAACCTTATTTCCGTGCGGTATTCAAACAAGTGCCAGGTTCGTTTTGGGGTATTGGCGTTCCGCTTCTCATGTCGGCTTCTCAGGACAGAGCGAATAGCATGATGATTGCCCTTTTGGACAACACAAGTTGGGGGACCGGATTCATAGGATGGATCAATCAGAATCGTCTGGTCAACATGGACGACGTTAAGGAAATGCATTCAAAAAAGTGGATTGCAATCCAGACTTCCACAAATCCAGGCGATAACGGTCCTCCAATGGGATCCGTACAATTCGACCTGAAAGTTCAGGAATTGGATGCCCTCTATCAGCGATGCCTGGGCGATGCTGATAACGAATCCGGTGTTCCAGCGTACATGTACGGATCCGGTCAGGCTTCGGGTGCTGCCGGTACATATTCGGGATTGGCTACGCTGATGAATGCCGCAGCAAGGGGCATAAAGGATGCTTTGCTTGAGATAGACCAAATGCTTTGCAAATTTATCCAGCATTGGGCCGATTGGGACAATGAGTACAGCGATGATGATAGCGTAAAGGGTGACATTCGGGTTGTGTGTTCCGGGTCGACCGGTCTGTTTGTTCAGGAAATGCAGTTACAGAAACTTGACGAACTGGCTATTCAGGCCAAGGACATGATGGGAATTACCGGCCCCCGCTTTGTGATCGATATACTCAGGCAGAAAGCGCGGATTCTCAAGGCCGATGCATCATTGCTCCCAAGTGATGATGAGATCAGGGCCAAGATGGAAAATCAAGGACCAGCGCCGACACCAATCAAGCCTTCACTCAATATCTCAGTGAAATGGGAAACACTTCCAGCGGAGGAAAAGGCGGCTTTCGCGCAAATGATACCGGAATTACAAAAGCCTACGGATCCTTTGGAAAATGTCAGTCAACAGCAGAATCAGGCCCAGGCCATGCCAGGGCCGTCGGAACCCGCACAAGGCGCAGGGGCGATTTCGACACAACCACTAGCGCCTTTAGGAAAACAGCAGTAACAGGAGGAAGCAGAGATGAGAAGCAAGCAGATGATAGCGGCAGTTATGGCGGTGCTGGTCCTCGGGACAATAGTTAGTTTCGCAGAGGAACCAGCAATCAATCCGGTGCGTGTTTCTACGCGGCAGTTGAATGTTTACGGAACGAATCCCTTGCAGATTCACAGTACCAATGTCAGCGTAACTGCGGCACAACTCAATGCGGCCGGCGGAGGCTCTACCGCTACGCTTACGCCTACGACGGTAACTGCTTCTGGCAAGGTATCCAGTTATGGCTATCCGGCTGTTGTTGGACACACCAATGGATCGGCGCAGGTTTACATGACGCAGAGCGGAGATATTGCCATTACAGAAGTTGGGCAGACTATTACCAATACGTTTCCTGTGACATATATAGTCACTCCGCAGGTTGTGTATAGCTTTGATGCTGTTGTAGAGACCAACCGTTTGTCTACTATAACAAAAGCAAGTAATGCGTGGACGATTTCCAACATTACCACAACCGGACAGTGGATTGCTCACGGAAGAATAAAATAACTTATTTGATTCCCTTGTCTGATCAACATGGGGATGAATTGAGGCTGGCATTTCGGGATGCCCGAACATCTTGAGTGCCAGCCATTTTTTTGAGGAAAGTATGAATTTGCCGATTCAAGAGCGCGAAAGAGCGAAAGTTCAAGGGTATCTCCGCGCACAGAAGGGAAACCCTGGATTCGAGATCCTTTTGAGTTGGTTTAAGTCGGAATTGCAGAAGAGAGATCAGGAGAACCGAAATACTGGATTTGAGAATAAAACCAGCGAAGCCAAGGGTATCGCTGATTTTCTGGACATAGTTACCGCCTGTCAAGCGCCAGAGGCAGACCGTAACCAGGATAGTAAATCAGGCGCAGAAAGTGAGTCCGCTGGACCTCTCATGTGACCGTACAACGCTGCCACAGTAGCAGGGGACCAACCGACGAACGCAAAAGATCCATGAGCGAAGAAAGAAAAGAACAGCCAAGGCCAATGACGCAGGAAGAACTGGAAGCCGACGCCATTGCCGCAGAAATCGCGGCGAGGGCCGAGGAAGGTCAACCTGTACCTGAACCGGTAGCGCCAAAGCAGACCCCGGAACCCCCAAAATCGGAACCTCCAAAAGATGCTCCGATCAAGGAATCAACCCCGGTGCCGGCCGAAACGCCATCAGCAGAGATTGAGGCTCTTAAATCAGTGATGGCTGAGAAGGATGCTCGGATAGCCGAGTTGACTAAGAGAGTCCGTGACGATGATGGTAAACGTGGTGGTGAACTCACCGTAATGCGCGATCAAATTGCTAGACTAGGCGACCAGCTACGCGACTTGATGGCCGAGAACCGCGAGTTACGCCATGCCCAACCAGCAGAACCAGCAACCCCGCCTGAACCCGATACTCTTGAGACAGAGTTCCCGGAAGTGGCCAAGGGTGTGGATAAACGGACAAAGCCAGCACTTGATGAGGCGCGGAAAGCCGCGCAAGAGACAAAAGCTAACAGGGAAGAGATCGAACGCCTGAAACAGAGCCAATATCAGCGCGATTACGGCGAGTTCATTGGGAAAGTGAGAACGGCTGTTCCGCAACTTGATCAATATAACGCAGACCCGGATTTCATCGAATGGTGTAAGGGGCGTAACCCCGGATCACCTTATCCCAGGCAGGCAACATTTGATGAATGCCGAAGGGTGATGGATGCCGGTCCCGTTATTGAACTCTTCCAGCAATGGGAGAAAATGCAAAACGATACGGCTAATCCGCCATCGTCTAAACCAGGCAAACCCTCGAAAGAGGCACAGATCGAAGTCCCGAGATCTGCTGCTGCCGCGACCAAGGGCAAACCCCCGGTCAAGGACAACAGAATCAAGGAAATCGAGGACAAGATCTTCAAGTTTGGTACGGCGACCAAGGATGACCGTTTGGAATATGAACGACTGCTTGACGAACAGGCAAATAGTTCGTCAGCGGCATAGGGGCTGAATTGGTTTTTTTCGGAAACCAGTTTAGCCGGATAACAAAAGGATTCCGAAAAAGGAGTAGAAAAACATGCTTACGAATGCAAACGGCATACCTGATATAAAAACTGATGGATCTGCGGTACTTACCGTATATTCAAAGAAATGGAATGCGCGGTACTGGCAGACCGGCGTTCTTCCGGCTATCACAACTTCACAGTTCTTCTCAGAGCTGTCGAAGGGTGATCAGGTCGATGTGACCACGGAGCCAACCGTCACGTTCAAGACGTATGAGAACGGCCAGGAACTTGAGGTTGAGAGAGCCAACCTTGCAAAGACGCAGCTCAAGATTGACAAGGGCGGTTATTTCAATGTCGCGCTGACGGACGTTGACGCCGAACTGTCGCACCTGGATCTTGGCAACAAGTACCAGGAAGTCGGCCAGAAGGAAGGTCAGAAGTATATTGACCAGCAGTTTTTCCTGGCTATGGTTGATGCGGCTCATGCAAAGAACAAGGGCGCTACCGCTGGTGTTATATCGGGTTCATGGGATCTCGGTACTTCTGCCGCTGGTTATGCCCTCAATTCCAGCAACATCGTGAAGTTTGTGACCGCGCTTCAGACCGTCCTGGCTGAACAGGTGGCTACCGGCAGCGAAACATGGTGCGTAATACCGCCGTGGATGCATTGGCAGTTGGTGAATAGCGAACTCAAGAACGCTATGATGATGGGCGATGCGAAAAGCGCTCTGCGTACTGGCTTCATCGGCATACTGAACAATATGCGGTTCTTCGTGAACACATATCTGTCTGGTACTGGTAGTGCGGCTGGTACGCCTACCGCTATTCTGGCCGGGAACAAGGATGCGATTTCGTACACGCTTCGCATGAACAAGGCTCAGAAGTACAGGACCGAGAACTTCGAGAATCTGCTCCAGGGACTTATGGTATGGGGCTGGAAGGTTGTCAAACCCGAAGGGCTTGTCAACGCATACGCTTACAAAGCGGCCGAAGCGTAAAATTAACTAACGCGAAACATCAACACTAATACAGGAGAAATGCAAATGAAGAAGATACTTGGAATCATGGTAGCGCTGGCTGTGGGAATAGTCAGCATTGTGTTTGCAACGGTCAACGACCAGACAGCCGGTGGTGTTCAGCCTGCGGCAGGCGGCAGGACGCCTATCGTAATGACAGGTACGGCAGATTTTACGTCTGCTAATGGAACTCCACTGGCGGCAAGTCTGGATACGACCAAGGTTATTAAAATCCCGAGCAACAGTGTTTTGAAGGGCATATGGTATCAGGTCACGTCGACCGCGAGTACCGCATCTGCCACTATTAACCTGGGTGATGGGACTACGAGTAACCGGTTCTATACCTCGGCAAGTATGCACAGCACGACTGCCGCGTGTCAGACGAACAACGATTGCGCCTTGGGTATTCTCTATACCGCAGACGGTTATATCGCTGTTCAAGCTGCTGATGGCTTTGGCATCACCGGCGGCGTGGTCAAGGTCAAAGCCCTGATCGTTCCGTACTATGGTAATTAAACACAGGTTCACTTGACGTTAAGTGTCGGCCCTGTTTCAACCGGGGCCGACACCTCAACAGTAGAAAGGGGTGAACCATGTTAAGCGGAGCCGTAGTTACTGACGTAAGAGCCGCATTGACCGATCCAAATGCAACCCGCTGGACCAATACCACCCTTTACGCCTATATTTTCGCCGGGGAAAAAATCATTGTCGAATTGCATCCTGAAGCCCAATACCACACCAGAGTTGCCAAAGCCACTGTGACGTTATGTACTGCTTTGACGGATACTCTTACCATTGGGGAGCATTGGCAGGACGCACTCACTCATTATGTAGCATGGCGGTGTTTCCTTGAGGACAGCGATAGCGAAGGGAATGCCAAACTCGCCGCAATCCACTACAAATCCTTTCAGGAGATGGTATGATTTCCCGCTATGAAGATTTATATCCGTTAATGCAGGTAGAACTGCCAGGAATAGACGATCCCTTGCTTTTGCAATATCTTCAGTTTACCGGCAGGGAATTTTGCCGCCGTACGGAAGCATGGCGGGAAAAACTGACTTACAACATTGTTGACGTTGATGATGCCGGAGATACGGCTTACGACGCTGCTATTGCACTCGGCATGAGCGTTGCCGCTGCTACAATTGCAGAAGAGGCGGCAGAGGACTCAGCCAAGGAATACACGCTGAAACCTCATTACGATGCAGAGGTTATCAGGCCGTGGAAGGTTTGGGATACCGGTGACGAGAACGATCCACCGCTGGACCCATCAGCATACGATTTTACCCCGAGTAGCCAAGTCTTAACCCTGAATTACACTCCGCAGAGTTATTCCCCGGTAGCGACCACATGGGCAACTACAACGGCTTATGCCGCTGGCGACCACGTTATTTATTCATCTTTACGATACATTTGTGCGATTGCACATACATCAGGCACATGGGCTACGGACCTTGCCGCGTATTACTGGAAACAGGAGCCGAACGACCTGATTATCCGGGCGGTCCTTCTTCCCAGGCTTTTCTGTTGTGAACTTGCCGGCTGGTTCATGGAGAAGTGGGCCGAGGCCATCATAAACGGGACCAAAGCAGAATTGATGCGTATGGAAAACAAGTCATGGAGCCAGCCAAAACGGGCTTTTGAATGCCAGATTGAATATCAGCGTTTTGTGAACATGGCATTGCGCGAACGGAGTGTTGAGGACAAAAGCCAAGGCATGACGTTCAAGACACCTTCATGGATACCGTAAGGAGATAATATGTGGCGTACATCATCAACATTATCGGTTGACCTATCAACCGGCATTCTAACGCCAAGCGCTGTAATTGCTGCTCGTTCCTCGTTGGCGATAACGCTTACCAACACGACCTCGTTGACAAGCAGTAACATGAGGGCCGCGCTGTACCGGTTAAACCGGAGTGGTGTTGATGGTACGCTGGTTGCAACATGCAACACGTTCACATCCTTTGTGGGATCAATGTCTCTCAATACAACTGAAATGCTTGCGGCATATACCGATTTGGAAAAGGTAAGGCAGTACGAGAAATTGAGATTTGATCTGCTTGTATGGGATGCCAGCGCCAGCGTTTACATGATTTGGGACCACCTCGATGTGATATGGGAAGAGGCTTTGAGCAGTAGCGCAACCAACGTCAGTCCTATCAGCACGGGTACGACACTTTGGGGTAATTTGAAGTTGATAGACGGAGTGATTCACTTGCAATCAACTACCGATAGCGAATGGTATCCGTTTACCGCCGCCGGAGCCGATACTACGGTACATCCTGAACTTGGAACAACGGGGATCCCATGAAAAAGATTATAATTCAGGTAGCGTTAATGCTGGCGGCTAGAATGGTATTCGCCACAAATGGGGCTGTCATGGTCGATACTTCCAGCAAGGTTGTGACATGGCCTACCAATTTCTTCACAGCTAACGGCGTATCAACTACGGGAACAGTGACAGCATTGGATACAAGGGTAACAGCGCTTGAATCTGTTGTTCCATCTACGAGCAATTCACTGGATGGTCGAATCACTGTTGCTACGAACGCTCACACTGTCGTGTCGAACATCGTTGCCATTATTGCGACGAATTACACTTCCAAAACTGATGGTATTCTTGGAACAAATGCGTATGGAAGGGTTGGCGCAATCGAGGCGGCTTATTATACAACGAACGTTATCCCGTACACGAACGGCAATGTCTATGTCACAGGGACCGTAACAGCGCTGAGTTTCGTGGGTAATGGTTCTGGCATTACCAATTTGTCAGCAACGGCAACAAACGTTGTGTCACAAATCACGGTTGGGGCCAGCAACATGACAGGGAGCATTACATTTACCGGGACGCCGGTTGAAGTGTCGAATAACGGGACTGTCAAGGTGTGGCAGGTTGCCTATCTTGAAAAAACATTCGCTCCCGTTGCCACGACATACGAATACATTTGGGGTATGCCCAGGGATGAAGAAGTAACTTTGCTGAAGGTATGGGGTAAGCCCGATTCGTATAATTGCACCATACAGATCGTGTCACAGGGTTCAAACGATGCATGGCGAACGTGTGAAACAAATACCGTGCCTTTGATGTGTTTTGCTGTTGGAACATGGCAGACAAACTTTGTTTCTGATGTGGTAGGCGTCGGAACAGGTTTCGGAGTCCGTGTCACCGATGTTGATACAAGAACGACAAATATGACCATTGGCATTAAATACAAGTATTAGGCGAGGGATGAGCAGGCATGAGAATTTCATGGAGAACTTTTTCGGGCATAATGCCCAAGGTTTCGCCTCGCAATCTGCCTGAAACATGTGGTCAAACTGCACAAAATTGCTGGCTTACTGAAACAACCCTTGAACCTATTCACAGTACGTCAACCGGCAGTCCAGGGATACTTGGAACGTTGGTATTGGCCGGCAATGATGCTGTATATGGACCGATAGCCGACGACCAATATTCCCGCATTTACTACACTGATGGTACAACCCTGCACATGAATTACAACAGCGGCACGATCGTAACCGATGTCAGTAAAAGCGCTCCATCAGCGCCAACGATAACCAAATCTTTATTGTTCTCGCCTTATGCCATCAACCTTCAACGGACGTATAGCGGCGGAACGCAAGTATTAACATATATGGGGTACACGATTTCAGGATCAACTCTTACCCTGCGATATTCAACAGGTCAGTCAGATCGTTTGCTTACTGATATTACAAATATTTATTCAATCAATTATTCAACCGGTTCATATACGACATTACCTACATCCGACACCATAGCGCTTGAAAATGACATAACGATGAATATCCTCGATATGGTACTTTCAGAAGATCAATGGCACATTACCGTTACATGTTCGTTAAACTGTCCTAGATCAGCAGTTCAATACCAGTATTATGTCCAGACAACGGTTGATGCATTAGGGCAGGAATCGCCTCCAAGCGCAATATCGGCTATGGTGGAATGGAACATTTTTGAAAAACTGACCATTGCTGCTACAACGGGCGGCAGGCTTTACCGTTCTGCTACCGGTGCTGTTGACTCGGATTTCTTCTTTTTGGCTGAAAACCCAGGTCTCGTTTATGTCGATAGCACGGTAGACGCCAGCCTTGCCGAGAAAATGCCGCTGATCGAGAATCCTCCTACAGCCATGTCCGGGCTTGTGTCAATGCCTGGAGGTTTTTTGGCCGCGTTCAACGGAAAGGATATTTACTTCTCCGAGCCGTGGTTGCCGTACTCATGGCCAACCAGGTACAGGTTGACGGTGGATTATGAGGTTGTAGGATTGGCTGTGCAGGGAAATGACCTTATTGTGCTTACCAAGGGTAATCCTTACTATATCTCCGGTTCACACCCTGAGATAATGACACAGACCAAACTGCCTATCAATCAATCCTGCGTAGCAAAGTCGTCAATAGCATTTGCCGAGAGATTTGTCTGCTATGCTTCGCCAGATGGCCTTGTGAGTTTGTCCGGCGGTATGGCGACAATTATCACGCAGGATCTTTATACTCGGGACCAGTGGCAAGCCTTACAGCCGACGACAATGATTGGGGCCGTGCATGACAGGCGATATATCGGTTTTGCGAATGGTGGTTCTATCATTGTCGATTTCATGGACGGACAGGCACGGCTTACCACGACTGATGTTACGGCAACCGCGCTATTTTCTGATTTAGAAACGGACTATCTGTATATGTCAGACTCCCGGATATGGCGTGGTTCAAGCACACATCTTGTCGCAACGTGGAAAAGTAAAGAATTTCAAAACGTGCAAGATGCTATTTGGAACTCAGCAAAGGTGATTGCGACCAGTTACACCAACACAGTTTTCAAGATTTATTCGGCAGGTACACTTGTTTGGACATATACCGTGACAAGTGATTCGGCCTTTCGTGTGCCAAAACTAGACCGTAGTGCAAGATGGTCAATACAGATTGAGACTCAGGATGTAATTCACGAAGTAGCCGTAGCGTCCTGCATGACGCTATTAAGAACTTTGGATGGAATAAAGCAATGACGACAATGAACGGCGACCGCAGGCGCAATGATTGGAATAAGCTGGCAAGGGGTATGCCAAGCACGGCTAATATTAAGGATCCCGAGATTCGCCGCGTTTGTGAGGCGATTGCTCAGAACATCAGCTATTTAATCAAGAAGGTACAAGATATAAGAGTGCCGGATGTAACGATACCAAGAACCAATGTTACGAAGCGGCCGGCGAGATATTCACCATGATTACGCAGAGTCCAGTAACAAAAGGGAAACAGGATTGGAACACGCTAGGCCGTGGTCTGCCATCTACTGCATTTATCAGAGATCCAGAAGTTAAACGCTTTCTTGATGCCGCAGTTCAGAACGTGAGATATTGCTTGCTGAAGGTGCAGGATATTAGGGAATCGCCTGGAGAACCGGAGGATATTACCAAGCGCACTAAAATACTGAAACCGGCTGTGCCTGAAGCCGTAATGATAAGCGCAACTTGGGACGAGGCTACATCTGCCGATCTGGTAGGCGCTGTGAATCCACATGAGCATGAGACAACCTATGTTTTCCAGTACATGCATGTCCATTATGACATGACTACAGACAGTTATCCAGAATCCGACTTTCTGACTCCTGGTTATCTTGAATCAGAAGAATTTGACGCAGGTGATGGTAATGTCAATGTGGATGCGCTTACCACGCTTACCAGTTTGGACACAACAGCGCGGTATTATGTCAGGATCAAGGCATGGAACGAGGTTGGAACCGTTTATAGTAACGTGCTGGCGGTTGATACCTGTAAGAATCCAGAGGTCACGGTGGATGAGGCAATTTTGGTAAGCGCGTCAGGGGTGACATTAAGCGGTACGGTCAATCCGCACGGTCTTGAGACTTTCGTTCATTTCGTGTATGCGACGAGTCCAAAGGCAACAGGGGAAAGCACGGCAATAGTCAATATTGGTTCAGGAACATCACCTGTTGATGTATCTGCGACCGTTACAGGTCTGGACCATCACTCGCAATATTACTTCTGGATTGTGGCCGAAAACACATGTGGACTGACTGATTGTAACGATAACGGCAAGGAACAGTTTTGCAGCGGGGGATATATCAGTGAAATTAAATCATTCTGGACGCTTAACCTATATGCTCCCGTTGTTGAAAACTTTGGGGCGTCAAACGTCACTGAGACTACAGCACGATTGACCGGATCGGTAAATCCTGTCGGGAAAGAAACTACATGGTCATTTCCTTACGGTCCTACACATGGGTTAGCAACATACGGACTTGTCACTGTTGATACGATTCTCTCGCCAACGGCCACACCTTCAGGCAATGCTGGTGCTGGATATGAGGCGGTTGACCTTATAGTCGATATTGCTGGCCTTATTCCTGGTGTGCAGTATTACTGTCAAGTAATAGGAACCAACGCTGATGGTACGGCATACAGCGACATTCAGGGTTTTACGCCGCCTCTTCCTATTCTTGGATTGTCAGGATCTTTGAATTTTGGCCAGTGGCTTACCGGCACAACTGGTACGGCAACCAGAACTGTCACGATCACAAATGAAGGCGGTAGCGGAAGTACATTGAATTGGATTGCCTCGATTGCTATGGATGCGCCTTTTTCCGGCACAATCAGCATGTCTCCGTCAAGCGGTGCATTGACCAGCGGCCAGAGCGAAAACATAACGGTCACAGTTACAAAAGATACCGTATCGGTCGGAGCATATACCGGGACTTTCACTGCATCTGCTATTTACTGCACAGATGTGGAGATTCCCGCAGAGGTAGAGGTGTTCCCATTGTATAATGGGCAGTTAAAAGTAATATCGACATATGTTTGCGAACAAGGTGGTTCCGGTGGCCCTCAAACGAATTATGCCACAATGGTTAATTCTACTGGTTCGACACTGACGGTAGGTGGACTTTATTTTGGTATTAACAAACTGACCGCTGAAGAAAAAGGCTTACCAATAGGAACCTATGTTGCAAGATATCAGGATAAAGTGTTCTGGAATGTCGAAAACACCTGTATTGATGAGGCTGGATTCACTAGCGGAACTGGCTGTCCTGCTGGAACAATGGTAAGACACCATTACGAATGGTATCCCGGCCATCCTTTGTACGCATATTATACGTATACAGTTGTGTATGGGCCGCCCTGAAATCAAATGACGTAACTATGCATGAAAAAAGTAATTGCATTGCAATATGAGAGGGCAACTTAAGATAATGAAAATGAAACGAGGTAATTATGTACGGATTTGATCCAACAGCGAGAGGTTATCAGGGGCAGAGCGCAAACTATCTTAATCAGTACGGGGCCGCTGGTAATCAGTTAAACAGTCTTGGCGGTCAGATACAGGGGGCCGGCTCCAACATGATAAGCCAATGGCAACCTCGTTCTAACAGCATGTACGGCTTGGCGTCAGGGATAGCGGCTCGTGAGCCATCTTGGTATGCAGACAGGGCGGCGGTAACGTCAAATCAGGCGTTTGATGAGAGCAAAGGCGTTCAAGAGCGAACTTTGGCGCGAATGGGTATCAATCCGAACTCTGGCCGATTTGCTGGTTTGCAAACGCAATGGGGCTTGGCTCGGGCGGCGGCTGAAGCAGGGGCAAAAACCAAAGCAGCGCAGGATGCAGAATCTACCGCCTTTAATCGTCAGGCGGCATTGCTTAATACGGCACAACAGGGTATCGGTCAAGGTGCAGGCATGTTAACACAAGCTGGCGGGATGTACGACAGGGCTGGCCGGATAATGGGTGATATTTCCGGCAGATACGATCGTTTGGCAACTGAGTCCCAGGAGAATGCCACAGTGAAGGAAGGCGATAATACTGTTCAAGACCGGTGGGATGAAATGCTGTCCCAATTGCAGAGTCCAACTATGGGAATGCGCGATTGGCAGGATCCTTTGAGCTTACAGGCACAAGCATATCGGAATCAGAACGTCAACCGTGGAATGAGCATTCTCTGAAAGGAACATTTTAATGAGCATGTACCTTGGGCAGACAGCGGGAATCAAATACAACAATCAGCTTAAATTGGAGAAACAGCGGCGAGAGGAACGGCAGCGCATGGGGCGTTATGGCGGTTACGGTCGGCCATATCAGCAGAATGTTCCTATGGAATCCGAACAACAGTCGGTTCCTTTACCTACTGAACCACCTCGTCATTGGGGGGAACGGGTAGCGGGAGGACCAGCATCGCAATCATCAAAGGCTGAATTGGAGAAACTGCCGGACCTCATTAAACATGCAGTTATGGGTATGCCGGAACGTGGAGAACAGGTTTACAATGGCAATGGCGACCATAAGGTAAAATCCAAATCGACCAGCTTTGATCCGGCTTCAGGCACGGTAACTACCGTGGACGCAGAGACAGGTAAAACCCTGACTGTTCCCAAACACATTGTAGACAGTATCATGGGGTTTGCCTCTGCCAAACCGTCAAGCGAGAAGGATCAGGCCGCAATCAGGAAGTCAGAGGCCGAGATAGGCAAGATTGAAGCACAACGGGCGGCAATAGAAGCAGGCAAGCCAACGGATCCCAAAGTGGCATTTCAGCTTGACCAAGCACGGAAAGACCAGGAAGCAGAAATCCGCAAGGCCGAGTATGCACTACGACAGGCACAAAAAGCATATTGGGCTGTTGCTGGAGATAAACCAAATCTGACGAACAAGGACGTTGAAAATGATATTGCCGCGAAAAAACAGGCTTTTGAAGATGCTACATTCGCAGCGCAAGAAGCGCGGAAACGTTATGGTCTTGATACGACACCGCCTCCGGGTGTAGCCACTGTCAATCCACAGCAGCAACATCCACAGCCACAGGCACCGGGATATGGCGGCAACACGGTGAATATCAAGGGTGGAAATATCGGAG